GCGATGCAACCCCGCCTCCACATTGGTGCCCCGGTTCAACAGCAGCGCTAGCCTGAGGGAAACGCTACGGACTGATGGACCGGATCGCTGATTATGTGGCGCTGGCGGTGGCGATCCACGGCTTGGCGCTGGTGATCGTCAACCTGACGCCAACGCCCAAGGACAACGCAGCCCTGAGCAATGCCGCCCGTGTGGCCGTGCGCGCGTACCGCGTGATCGAGATCCTGGCCGGTGTCGTCTCGCCCCGCGTCAAGCGATGAGCAACGGCGCACCTATCACCCTCGAGCAGCTGTTTCGGTTCTATCGCAACCTTCCGCATCAGTCCGCCGCGATCGTGCAGCTCGAGCAGGATCTGGCCGTGAACGGCTACGTCGCAGCCATGCGCCGCGATCGGCCTTGGTTCAATACCTGGAGCCAAGACGGGAAGCAGGCTGACCTGGGTGCTGCGATCAACCTGATCCAGCAGTTCGAGGGCTGTCATCTCGAGGCATACCCTGACCCGCTGTCAGGTGGTGCTCCCTGGACGATCGGCTGGGGGACCACGCGCTACAGCGACGGCCGCAAAGTGCAGAAAGGCGACAAGATCAACCGCGTCGAAGCGGACATGCTGCTGCGGCAGGAGGTAGACCGGATCGTCGAGAAGCTGCGAGCCACCATCCCGTTCTGGGTGGCGATGGCCGACAACCAGAAGTGTGCGCTGGTGTCGTTCGCCTACAACCTGGGCAGCGGGTTCTACGGCTTGTCGCCAGAGTTTGAGACCATCAGCCGCGTGCTGCGCGAAAAAGACTGGGCCGCGGTGCCCGAGGCGTTGCTGCTGTACCGCAACCCCGGCACCAATGTCGAGGCCGGCCTCAAGCGCCGCAGGGAGGCCGAGGGCAAGCTGTGGAGCGGCACCAAAGCAGAACGCGATCACCCGGTCAAAGTGCGGCCATCGGATCCGTTCGCGACCAGGCTGTCGGCACACTTCACCCTGGGTGAGTTTGCGCTGGGTGATCCGGCCCGGCGCTTTGTTGCTCAGCATCAGGTGGACACTGCAGCCGAGTTGGCGGCATTCCTCGAGCGGGTGCGCGTGGCATTCGGCAACAAGCGCATCACGATCACCTCGGGCTACAGGCCAGCAGCGATCAACCGGCAGGTGGGTGGCGCCAGCGGCAGCGAACATCTCTACGACGCGCCTGGCGTTGGTGCGGTGGACTTTTACGTTGACGGGGCGGACATCAAAGCAGTCCAAGATTGGTGCGTGAAGCACTGGCCGTTCAGCACCGGACTGGGGGCGCCCAAGGGGTTCGTCCATCTCGGCATCCGCAAGGGCCGCCCGCGGCTCACCTGGCCCTACTAAGCTGCGATCGCTGCAGAAGCGTCTGGCCCGGTGCCGTGAGATCGCCGGGCTTTTTTCATGGATGCCAAAATCGCCGGCGCTTCGGCTGGGTCGTCTAGCTCGATTAGCCGCCAGGTATCGCAGCCGTGGCGCTCGGCCCAGTGCTGCGCGTGTGCTGCGGTCGGGAACGGCCCGACGTGCCAGGGACCGATGGAGATGGCGTAGGTCATGGGCGCCGGCGAGGGGAAATGGATGAGGTCAGGTAACGCCCGACCCCCGAGGCGGCCGACCTGCGTCGTCGGCGGGACTGTCTCCGGCCCCTGCATCCGGCTTATGGGTGATGGCCAGCCTTCGTCGCTGACGGGACTATCTCCGGGCCATGCATCCGGCTTGTGGCTGAAAACACTATACACCGTGCGCAGCGTTATCGGGGTTGATCCGGTCGCAGCGGTTACCGTTGGCCAAGCAGCAGCCAGCCCATGCGGGCGTTCCTGATCGAGATCACCGCGAAGGTGGTGCTCCGCTCCGACACTGACCCCGACGAGCTGCCAGCCAACCTCTACAGCCGCCTTTCGGAACACTTCGGCAACGACGACGACATCCTCGACCTTTGCATCGAGGCGATGCCCCTGCCGCTTGATCTCAGTGGACAAGGCGCACATTGATGAGACGCGGCTGGTCACAAGGCGCCACGCGCGCGATCAGATCCATCTGGCATGGGACTATCGCTGCGCCTACTGCGACGATCCGCTTGGGCGATCGCCCACTCTCGACCATGTCATCCCCAAGGTCCATGGCGGCCTGACCGTCCGCGAGAACCTGATCAGCTGCTGCCTCAGCTGCAACAGCCGCAAGGGCCACAAGGCGTGGCTCGACTGGTATCGCCAGCAAGAGTTCTGGTCAGCTTCCCGTGAGTGGGCCATCGCCATGTGGGTGGCGGGTGAAAACTAGGGCAGGATCTTCTTCAGCAGGCAGATCACCAGCGCGCAGATCACCCAGTACATCACCGCCAGGTAGGCAATCACGGCAAGACTGCTCATCGGGCCAGCAGATGATCAAGGTACAGTTCAGCCTGCCAGAGGTCGCTCGAGTATCGGCACATGCCGTGCGCGCAGCTGCGGTAATACAGCTCGCCGCCGCCAGCAGGTTCCAGCGTTTCGATCCAGCCGCCGTCGCGATCCATGCGGCTCACGCAAACCGGCTCACTCATGGCGGCGAATCCAGTCCTTCAGGCTGATCACATACTGACGCAGGTCTTGGGCCCGCTCGAGGTGCCAGCGGTCACCCGTCGCGAAATACAGACCGTTATGCCGGTCGATCGCGTGCAGCAGATCACGGATCAACGGGCACCACGGCTCACGGGTTGGCGTCCCCCATTCGCGCGGCATGGTTCACCGATCAGGCGTGAACATGGCGCAGCGTGCCGCAAATCGACCGCCAGTCTGCCGCGCTTCAGGAAACTGCAGGTTACAGCGATTCCGCGTCGCTTCCCATTGCACGCAGTCCCAACACATCGGCACCGCCCCGGCTGGTCGGATGTTGGCGCACGCCATTTGATAGATGGACTGCGCACGCAGCATCGCATCCTGCAGTCGGATGGCGCCGGTGTCGGCTTCGAACTGATGTTCAGGCTTGGGCCCTAACACCACACGCGCGTGCCAGGTACGGTCGGCGCGATCGCAGAAGAGAAGCAACCGGCCGCCGTAAAACGTGATCATTCCGGTTCGCCGTAGCTGGGCGCGTGATACAACCGCTCAAGCAGCATCGACGCCGGTTCACCGTCGCCGCTCATGATGGCCCGCGCTACCGGATCCGATTGATCCGCTGCGACGAACACCTCAAGGGCGTCGTGCTCCTTCACCATCACCAAGCTGGTGCGAGGGCTGCGGACCAGCATCGCGACCGCCAGCCGCTCGAGGAAGGTCAGACCTGGCAGGTGGTGGTCGTTCATTGGCTCATGGTGCCAAGCAAACGGGCCAGGTACCACTGGGCCTTCATTAAGGATTCATTGCCTCCTTTGTGCCGTTCACGCCAGGCGTACTTCATCAAGTTCCCTTTACAAAACCCGCGGAACTCCTCAGCCGTCAGCGCCGCCTGGATCGCGTCGATGCATTCGATCTCGCCCTGCCGGTAGTGGTCGGGCTGGTTGACGGGATCAGACATCGAACTGCCTCGAGGCGGTGGCAAGCCGGTCGTTGTTGTAGTGGCCAGTGACGGCATAGCTAACTGCTGGCCGCTGGCTCATGCGGAAGAACACCATCTGGCCAATCTTCAAACCGGGCCAGATCGGCAGCGATTGCAGCTGGCGCGCGTTCTTGAGCTCGAGCGTGAGCGTGCTGCCATGCCAGCCAGGATCGGCATAGCCGGCGTGGAGGTTCTCGTAGCCTTCGCGGGCGCGGCTCGACTTCAGAAAGAACAGGCCGGCCACATCTTCGGGCATGTTGAAGGTCTCGACCGTCTGGGCCAGTACAAACTGACCAGGCACCAACTGATAAGGATGCTCTGGCGTGTACCGGCTGATCTCGAGCGGGATCATCTGGTGGTTCTGGACCGACTCGAGCATGATCAAGTTGCCAAGCCGTAAGTCCAAGCTGGCTGGATTGATCAGCTCTGGGTCATGGCCCTGCACCATCCCCTGAGTGGCGATCAGGTCTTCGATTTCGGTGTCAGAAAGAATCATGGTTTGGTGGTAGCGCGTCTGACGCGGCTCATGGCGTCAGACTTGAACTGTTGACAGGCATCTTCAAGGTCCTGCGCCAGCACAGCCGCTGAGCGGAGCATGGTGGCCAGCTTCACCGGCTTAAGGTCGCGCTCGGTCGCGTAACGGATCGCCTGCCGAAAACCTTGGCTGATGTTGCCGCCGCCAAGTTTGCGGGCAGCTTCGATCTCCTCGCGGCTCATGCGGATGTTGACCGTGAAGTTGCGACCGCGCTGCGTTGGTATGCGCGGGCTAGCCATTGCCCCACTTACCGAGCAAGAACTGTCGGCACACATGGATGCACTGCTGCGCGTGCTTGTCAGCCAGATGGCTCTCGATTTCGCCAATCGCCAGCACACACGCGGCATGGAGTTCGGCGTAATTGGTGTCGCGGAAGTTGGCGCCCAGGTCCAGGGTGAACTCCTCCCACAGACCGGTATAGGTGCAGCAGGTACGGCCACTGGCTTGGTAAAGCGCCTCGAGCATGTCGGCGCGTTGCTGATCGAGTTGAACCCTGTTCATTGGTGTGGGTGCATGGCTTGGCGGATCGTAAGCAGTTCTTCCCGGCGTGCCGAGATGTGCGGGTGACTGGGCAGCCCAGCCAGTTGGTCGAGCCGTGCATCGATCAAGGCGCACAGCCGCAGCCGTTCCTCAACCTGGCCGGCGTTGAACATGCCCGAATCGCTGATGAGCGCTTCAAGTTTGGCGCGGATGTGGTCGGTCATCGCAGGCTCGGGTTCCGCTCTGCAGCGGTCAGTGATGGGTGGTCATCGTCATCGTCTTCCCAGTCGGGCTGAAGCAGCACGCTCAGCACCTGCTGGCCTGGGTACAGCTCCATCGCGCTCAGCGCAGCGGTGGCCGCGTTCGGTGCCAGCAGCTCAACCTGATCGATCGCCAAGGTGACGCGGTAGCAGTTCATGCCACCTCTACCTCAGAGCCGGGCCAGCGAGCCTGCGCGTATTTGATCGCGTGCCGTTTCGTCTCGGCGCGGGTGATCCATGTCATCGGCTGGGAGCCGGGCTTGAACACCAGCAGCCTGAACTCGCGTGTGCGGGCCTTGGGCTTCGGACGGCTAATGCCGTCGCCGTAGCGGCCCTGCTGCTGGTCATCCCACTGAAGGCAAACATTATCCATCGATGGTGCGGGCGATGTGTTGCGGGTCGATCCATTCCATCTCGTCCCAGAACGGCAACCAGTCAGTGGCTGCTTTGGCCTTGGCATCCGTCAGGCTGTACGCCCAGATGCATTCGATCACGTTGGCGTCGCGGATAGTGAAGTAAAAGCGGCGCAGCTCAGGGGCGTCAGTCATGGCTTCAACCCCGGATGGCACGCAGGGTGTTGGTGGTGGGCCAGCGTGGCCTGATCACGGCCGGCAGCGATGCCGATGCCGTAGAGCATGAACATCAGCACAAGCAGGCCGACGCGATTCCAGAAGCGGTTGGTGATCATGATGCGAGCGTCCGGCGGACGCGGTAGCGGGTGAGGTGGAGGCGATCTGCGATCTGCTGCTGGGTGAGACCAGCGCGACGCAGGATGAGAACACGGCGATCGTCGGAAGCGGTCAGCCAGTCGATGATGGCGACCAGCACCAGCAGCGGGAGGAGCAGCTTCCAGATCACAAAGGCGGTGATGGTGAGCATGACGTGGCGGGGTGGGTGGTGGCCTCGTCGGCCGTGCACACAGTATGGGACACCGCCGGCAGTGCACGCTAGGGGGCTGTAACAGTTCTTAATCCGGCGCATCAGCAAGGCCGCCTGGCGTCACCTCAGCAGC